TAGTTAAGGCCCGATTGGCGATGAAGGACCAAGATGTAAATCTTGGAGTTGCTTTTGCTGAGCGTTCTCGTACAGCAAGACAGCTGGGAGACACTGCTCTGACCCTCGCAAGAGCCTTTATGGCTTTGAAACGAGGTGATGTCGCTTTAGCAATGAAGCGGCTCGGTCTTACTGACCGTGAGCACCAGTGGCGCGGCAAATCCGTCATCGAAAGATGGCTGGAGCTGCAGTACGGCTGGAAGCCTTTACTCTCCGATGTATATGGAGCGTGCGACGCCCTTGAGAAGGCGCCGTCGAGTCACTGGATGGTGACTGGTAAAGGGTCGGCTCGGGAAAATACGGATGTGCACATTGAAGCGTACACAGACCCGAACTTCCGATACGATACTTATGTGAAGGGCTTTAACGGGGCGTTCGTCCGGATAGACGCAGCGCCTGAGAATGAGCTTTTGCACACTCTCGCAGCCCTAGGAATCACCAACCCCCTTGAAATTGCTTGGGAGTCGGTTCCGTACTCGTTTGTCGTTGACTGGGCACTCCCTATCGGCTCCTGGCTTAGCTCGCTTGATGCGATGCTCGGCTATGGAGAGACAAAGTGTTCGATATCAACGATGCAGCGACATGAGTGGGATGTGCGTAGCGTTCCTTCTTTCGAGAGGACGTCACGCACAATTGTTGAAACTACCACTCAGTCGTGGCGAGCACGGAAAGAGGCTGTCCGCCTTAATAGGACGGTCTCCTCAAGTGTTCCATTGCCAACACTTCCTCGGTTTAAAGACCCGAAGAGTTTGGCTCACATGGCAAACGGCCTAGCTTTATTGGCCCAAGCCTTCTCACGTCCTTAACGGGGCGTATCCATGACGGTGGAATCCTCCATTGTCATAACCTCAACAGAAATACGGAGCAATACATGCCCGCACTAACCGCTGTGTCCATCAATGATGGCGCTACCACCCCTGCCTCCCACACTTTCTCGCCGGTTACTTCTAACGGCTCGAAAGCAGAGTGGGCTGACCGCAGTAGCACTACGCCTGCTGGCTATCGCACTATCAGTAATGAAGTGCGCAAACCGGCTTCGGCGAATGCTGCTTACCGAAACCTCAGTCAACTTATGCTTCCAGTGGAAGCGACTGTGGACGGTTCGGTCAAGGTGGTGGGTTACAACTCTATCAAGATCGATTTCAACTTCCGTCAGGAGTCGACCGATCAAGAGAGGAAGGACGCCGTAGCCTATGCCGCGAATTTGCTGGCATTGACTGCGTACAAGAACGCTATTATTAGTAACGAGCCTCACTGGTAAACTAGTGAGACCGCGTGCTAGTCGTCGCGCTCTGCACGAGGGGGGTTCGCAAGAACCTTCCCTCGCGTCCATCGTTCAGGGGATGCCCTTTGGGCTCCTCGCTATTAGGATATTCCTATGGCTCGTAACTCTCCTCGCCGTAATCGGCGTGTTGACCGTCCTTCAAAAGGGCGGAAAGGTGGTTATAGACTCCGCTTCAATCTCGCCAAGTTCCACACCTGCATCGCAGGCGTGCTTGGAGAAGAAGTCACAAACGCCGGAAGACCTGGCGGAGGTGAACCGACTTTCACAGCTGGACCTAGAGAAGCTCTGTCAAGTTACTTATTGGCAGAACTCCTCTCGAAGTTCGACGATGGAGCCGTAAATCCCGAGAAAGAAGCCACCACGTGGGAGCGATTCCACGAGGCTGAGGCTCTCTGTTTCGAAACGAACCAACGTCTGACCGCTTTGGGCTTTGGCCCATACCAGCAAGCACTTTCGCTTGCTCGTAAAATCGCGGATAGGATATTGGGACCGTTCGACTGGGACCTGGCTGCGAAGTTTTTCGATTTTGGACCCGGAGCAACTACTCGGGTCCCGAGACGTAGAGCTGATGCGGCGTATAAATTTTCCGGTAACCCGGAGACCACCATAGGCTGTGCGATCCTCGCGGATGCGGCTATTCGCCACACCCCATACTGGACTTCCAGTATCTCGGAATTACCCCCCGAGGAGGGCCTGGGCTATTGCAAAATAGTACCAGGGAATCGCATTATTACTGTGCCGAAGAACTACAAGACGGACCGTACGATCGCCATCGAACCCGACATGAACATGTATGTTCAGAAAGGGATCGGTGCGGTCATGCGGCAAAGACTTCGTCTTGCCGGATGCAACCTGGATGATCAAACCCGAAACCAGAGACTTGCCCAGATTGGGAGTCTTTGTGGTACACTTGCTACCATCGACTTGTCGATGGCTAGTGATACCGTATCTAGGGTGCTCACATCCATGATGATCCGTGAGGACTGGCTTCTTGCTCTTGAGCAAGTGAGGAGCCCGTTCGGAGTTCTTCCTTCTGGTGAGAAAATATTTTACCAGAAGTTCTCGTCCATGGGTAATGACACTACGTTCCCGTTAGAGAGCTTGATTTTCTACTCCCTAGCGTTAGCGTGGTGCCACATCCATGGCGAGGAGGTGTCTCGTGTTTCAGTCTACGGGGATGATATCATTCTCCCCTCGGCTGTTGCGGAAAGTTTCTCTGGCCTCCTATCTTATTGTGGATTTAAAGTCAACAGTAAGAAGAGCTATTGGGCTGGTCCGTTCCGTGAAAGTTGTGGTAAACACTACTTTCAAGGGCACGAGATATCGCCGTTTTACGTCAAGACCAAAGTGCGTCATTTGACGGATCTCTTCCTTCTCCATAACAACCTGCAAAGGTGGTTGTGGCGGAGCTGGGACCTGTTGAGTGAAACCGAGATCCAGGGTGTAGAAAAGCTCCTTTGCACCCTGAGAAATCTCGCACCGAGCGATTGGCGTAGGCAGAGACTACCCGATGGGTACGGAGATGGCGCTTTCGTTGGAGTCTTTGATCAACTCCATCTTGAGCCCCATCCCGACGGCTGGGAAGCCTGGCAAATCGAAGTGTTCTTACCTCTTAGTGAGGTAGAGTACGTCGATGTACCTGGGCTCCTACCTAAAGCCATGCGATGTTTATATCGCAGGCCTAGGCGTCCTTTGGTGGGTTATGTTTACTCACCGGACGAAACCGAGTTCTCTGTTTATCCCGCAAGGGAGACGGCAGCACGAAAAGTTAATATAATCGTGCCACAGTAC